GCGTAAGCGGCGTTGCCCCGGCCAATCCCGCCTGTGTGGTCGCCATGCGGAAACTCAGGTGCGCGGGCAGCACCGGCAGCGCCGTCAACTCCGTTGGGCCAGCGGTCAACGTGATCCCGGTTTCGATCTGCTCCCCCAGCGCCGAACCCGAAACATTGACTTCGTTGCGGTTGAACGTGAATTCCAAACCCGAAACACGCACGCCCGCCGCCCGCCAGGCGTTGACGCTGTCACCTTGTTCGATCGTCAGCGTCTTCCCCGCGTCAGGGCTGGAGGTGTTGGGGTTGAACGTCCACAGATAGGCCGCTGTAGCTCCCTGCTGCACCGGCGTCGGCTGCGAAATCAGCGATGACAGCAGGTACAGGATCTCGTTGTAGGTGAGCTTGCCTTCGATGGGCAGCTCCGTCCATTCCTTATTGAGCGTCACGAACCGGGCGTACTTCTGCCCGGCGGCGCGAAATACGTCTGATTCCACCTTTGGGCCAATGCGCATGCCCGTGGCAATCAGGCGCTTGTTGGCGGCTACAGGCGTTCCCGCCACACTTTCAATGCCCGCCTGTACGGTCTGATAGATAGTAGCTTTTTCAGTCATTCGATCCTCGCTTTACTGCGAATAAACTCGGAATTGAGCGCTTTTGTGTTGGTAGACGATGCCGCCGTCGACTTCGACCGGCAGCGGGATCTCGGTTTCGAACACGCAGCCGATCACCACCCCTCCCGTGGTGGAGCCGCTGATTTTGTGCAGGATCGCGATTGCCCGGTTCAAGATCGTCGCCGCTGTTGCCGGGCTCAGGGATTTGTCGTACACGCTGACCTGCACCAGGTCATCGAACATGATGATGTCGACGCTGGCATTCATCACCGGCGGCCCCGGAACCTTGCCAACGATGATGTACGGGAAAACGGGGGCGATCTGAGGCGGGATCTGGTCCAGGTACACGCGGTCATCTGCCAGGGCCTGGATCTGTGCATCAGACTTAATCTTCGCGATCACGAAATCGGTGGCGGTCAGGGTGTCTGTCATTTCAGGTGACCTTCCAGCGCCCGCATGGCGTCAACGAAAGCGCGCGCCTTTCTCTCAACTGCTGGGCGCAGATACGGGCGCATGGCCATCTTCCGCGTGCCATATTCCAGGTGCGCGCCGTATTCCGCACCAACCGCGACAACCGCCGTGGTTTTGCTGGTCATCTCGGTGTCGATTGAACCTTTCAGGTTCCCGGTATCAACGGCCGGGGCCTCTCCCGGCGCGCTGGCCTGGTGCGCCCCGTACATCTGACCGCTCTTCGGACCTTCCATCGATTGCTCGGCGTCGGCCTCGATGTCGCGTGCGGTCTTCCTGACGATCTTCCCCACCGCGTTCGGCATCTGGGCCGCGATCTCCTGAAAGTGATTGAACTTGACGACGATGCGCCCGCCGCTCATTCCGCATCCTCGTGTTGAACTCGGCATCCTGCCAGCCGCGACCCCATTTCCACGATCTTTAGGCCAATTCTCGCCAGCGCATAACCCGCCTTGATCCGCCAATGCACGCGCACATCGATCTCGTGCGTTCCGATCGTGATCGTGGTATCGCGCATCGCCTCAGGCGTAACCGTCAATTTGATCCTTGACACTACATCACCTCCATAACCACCACCCGCCGCGCGGTCTCGATGGATCTGCGCACCACCCCCACCACCTCGAAGGTGCGGCTGCCGATAATCAACTGGTCCGGCTCCGTCACGTCGAAGCCGTAGGGAAGGGTGATGGTGTAAACCTGCTTTCCCGTCACCCGCGCCGCAATAACCTGCTCCTCTGGAGAGCGCCCCGTGGGCCCGATCCTTCCGGTGGTAGCGAGGTCGCTTGATGTCGTGGTAAAGCCGCCGTGCCCATCATCGGCGAGCACCTGACGGCGCCGGGTGACGGTCTCTGGCATGTTGCGTTCCTGCATCTCCCTCAACTCCGCGAGTTCGTTATCTGACAGCATCAGCAAACTCCTTCAGCGGCCTCAGCGCCGGCGATTTTCCCCATTCCGGATCGTCCTTCCACATCACCATATCCGCCAGCTTTACGCCCGATTTCCACAGCTCATACCGCCCCGGCCCCAGCAGCTCGCGCTGGAAGTCTTCGCCGCGGCGGCTTAGGGCCTGGTCTCCGGTGATAACGGCGGTCCTGGTTTCCTCAATCCCGGATAGATCGACGCCGATCACCTTTCCGATCTCTTTCCAGGGTTTGGTTAACGGCCGGGCCGTGCATCGTCCGCAAACGTGATCTTGTAAAACTTCCGTCACCGGGTGAATGGAGCCATGCAAGGCCCAGCATACTGGGCAGGTGTTCGCTGTCAGCGCGCTCGACCACACCCAGCCGTCCAGGATATCGGCATTGCTTTCCAGCCCCACCTGGGCGGCGGCGCGGTAACTACGGAGCTGTTCCGTTCTCGCGATCACCAGCGCCCGGTCCAGGTTCCCGCCCATTGCCCGCATCATCTCGCGCGCCGTCTTTCGCGGGTTCCAACCCTGCGCCGTTCCATTTACCAGCGCCTGCGTGAGCCCGGCGGCGGTTTTGGGGTAGTCTTTTATCAGCAGGTCCAGCAGCGGCGCTCCATTTCCGGCAAATCCGATCATCGCATTCGTAGCCCCAACAGGAAGTCGGTTGAAGTTGACCGCAATCCCTTCCGGGTTCGTCAACGCCGCCTGCATGGCGGCCTCGAAGTAACCTCTCCCCATCTCCGCATAAACGCGCTGATTTTCGGCGATTTGACCGTTGGCCCATCGCTCATACTGCTCGACCTCTACCTGTGCCTGTGCCAGCAGCGCCTGGTAGCGATCCAACCGCGCCAGCTTCCCGGGGGTGATGGTCTGACCGGCATTTCTCAGGGTATCGATCTCTAGCGCCAGCGCGGTCGCCTGTGCGTCCAGGCGCGCTTCCACCGCCAACCAGCGCTCGGTGAGCATCCTCTGGGTGGTGGCGTCGCGATCCATTACCCGCGCGCGGAAATCTGCAAGAACCTGATCAATGCGGGACGTCACTTCTATTCCTCATCCGGTGGATATTTGTAGGGGTCATTGGTCCAACCAATCGACCCGACTGTGGCACTGTAGTCGGTGGTGTAAACCATCGCATCCCGCTCGGCTGCGGTCAGGTTCTTCAGCGCCATCTCGTGCATTTGCTGCTGTTCGAAGGTTGAGCCATCCGCCTGAAACTTGAACTTGCTCGCGAGTTCGTTGATAACCTGTTTCCAGGCCTCCACCCTGGCCAGCGCCCGAAGTTTGCGAATGTCGGTCGCGGATGCGATAACGTCCACGCCATAAGCCAGCAGGGTTTCGTTCACGGCTTCCTGGTAGCTCGCTGGTGACGTCCAACCAAATAATGTCGGGAACTGCCCCAGCTGGCTGTGCATGAAGTCGGCGAGCGTGGTTTCGGTGTAAGCGGTTGGAACGGGCATGATTACTTTCCTTTCCCGCGCCTTTTCGCAGGTTCGGGTTCTGGGTCAGGGGCCGGCGTGATCTGGTCGGCATCGATAACCGCATCAAAAGCCGCGATGTCTGCCGGCGACGTCCCTTCCAGCGTCGCCTCAAATACAACCTGCTGCTGTGCGGCAGCGCCTTCTACAACCGCTTCCAGGATGTCGGCAATGACTTCGCGTTCCTTCATCGCCTGGACGGCCTTATCTCTCTCGCGTATGGAGCCGAGGCGATCCAATAGCGCCGGGTCAACGGCATTGCCTTCGGTCAATCGCCTTACGGCGGCGATGATCCGTTCCTGCGCGATCTGGTTGCGTGCTCCCAAAGCTCCTTTATCCATCGCTCACCTATTCACTAAGCCGCAAAGGTAATCGCGCTGGAAACGGTCAGCTTCCCGGACGGGTGCACGATCACCAGGTAACAGGTCTTCGCCCCGGCGGCGTGGGTGATGTTGATGTCGATGTCGCCATCGGCCTCACTCACCAGCCGCGCCGCTTTCCCGGCCACAACCGGGATCAGCAGGCCATCGGTTCCGATCGCCCAGCCGCCATCCGGCGCAGCCGCGACGATGCTGTCGCCGTTGGCGTCATCGGAGAGGTAAGCGAAAACGCTCTGGCGCATGGCAATGTCAGCCGGGGTGGGGTCGCGAAGCTGGATACCGACGTTGATCACATTCGCGGCTTCCGCGCCGATAACGAATGTCGCGGCTCCGTTCGCGGCCCCGTCCAATACGTTGATCTCATTCGCGCCCGCGGTGACCGCGTGCAGTTTCGCGAAATCAGCGGCAACAGCGCCCTGGCTGTGGATGGCGTTGATCTCAGCGGGTGTCGCCGTCACCTCAACGCCGTCAATATCCAGGCGCTGGGCGTTGATCCATTTGACGGTTTCTCGGTTATTGGTCATGGTACGTTCCTTCCCCGGCCCGGTCAGTTACCCAACCGGGCCGGTGGTTTCAGCTATGGTTAGGCGGGCAGCGGCGCGTCAAACCCGGTGGGAATGGCGTAAGCGCCATTCGAAACCCGGTACACCAGCGCGCCCACGCGATCGTAGACGCCGAAACCGGCGTAGCGGATCATGCGGGTGACCATGTGATTGCCGTCGACGTTGTGCGCTTCCGGGAAGAACCCTTGCACGCTCGCGGCGGGGTATTCGCGCATCTTCAGGATGGGCTTGCCTTCCATCTTGGCGATCAGGTAATTGTCGGGCAGGCGCGACCAGACGATGATCCAGCAGCCGTCAACGTAGCCGATCACTTCCTCGCCCGGCCCGGTAGCGGGGACGTTGGTCACCCGATCATCGTTGGAGCCGGGGATAACGTCGGCGCTGTCAACGCCGATGAACCCAGACAGGCCCATGACCGCCGCCTTGACGTTGGTGGGGATGTACACCAGCACCCGCCCGTTGTTAGAGGGGTGTTCCTTCAACTCGCTGTAGATGGTTGGGAACGGGTTGGTGGCGTCAGCGATCGCGCCCGCCTGCGCCAGATAGTGGGTATCCGTCGCCGGGGCCACACCGCCGCGGCGGGTGTAGGTGACGGTGTCGCCATTCGCCAGCGGCTGGATGGTGATGTCGCCCAGGCCCTTCGTCCCGTTCACACCCACCTTGTCGTTATAGGTCCAGGTGGCGTTGTCGAAGATGGCCGCCAGCATGTGGCGGGTCATCCAGTCGGCGTCGCGCTGGAGCGCATCCGTGGTATTGCGTTCGGCCTCTTCCACCGTCAACAGTTCACGGGTCACACGGTTGGTGCCCCAGGCGGTGCCGCCGCCCTGGATCGGGTACGCGACCTTGTAGGAGCCGCTGGGAAGCACCGGCATCGGATTGCCGTTCTCATCGAGCGGTTGCAGGGTGCCGTCGCCCGGCAGCTCGATCTGTTCCTGGGCGATGGTGGTACGCTCCACGAATTCGGCCAGAAGGCCGTTGGTGACGCGGTTGTACTCGGCAGCGCTTTCTTGCACGGCCTCGTAAACGCGCTGCTCCCCGACCTGCGCGACGCGCTGATCGTAGAGAGAAACCAAATCAATGAAACCATAAGCTGTGGTCATGGCTTACCTCCTACAGATCCACGCGCAGCAGTTTGCCGGGGGTGGTGTCGCCCCACGAGGGGATGACCGTCCCAACGACCTTCGATACCGTACCGGCGCCATCATTCAGCGCGCCAGCGGTGTCGGAAACATAAACGCTTGCGCCATAAGCCAGCGCGGACAGGGCGTCTCCAAGATCGACAACGGACGGGCTTTTGACGCCGGTCACGGTCTCGCCAGCAGCGGCCTTGTTGATTGCCACGTAGACATCGCCCAGGGTACCGGCGGCGCTGGCGTCGGCCAGCTCGAACTTGCCGTCGGTGTTGATACGGATGGAGTTCCCCGGTACGATCGCGGCGGCGGCGGGCGCGGTAAACTGGTGTTCGTCCCCACCCTTGACCAATTTGCATTTTGTTACAGTCAGATCAGCCATTTCTAGCTCCTATCTCAAGAAAAAAGATTTTTGACGGACCGCTCGAACTGCGGTCTCGGTCGTTCCCGTTCCGCTTTCGCGGTCTCGGAAGTGT